CCACCGTTCATTAGTGCTGGATTCAGTCCTGCCGCTTTCATCTGCTTCACCTGGTTTTCGTACCCTGTGTAGTCAAACATTTCTTTGGCGTACTGCTGTGATTGTGCAGCGGCCTCTTTGTTCCACTTGTTCTGTAGTGCCATACGGTCGTTCTCTGCCTGGTTCTGTTTCTCCCACATTTCACGGCCGTATTCCATCGATTGTCTCCACTGCTCTTTTTGCCAAGCCAGTGCCTTCTTATTCTGTATACCTCCTGTTATTGTGTTAGCAAGTCCTGTAATCAGGCCGCTGCCTCCATTCCCTAAAAAATCTAAGAATCCCATACTGTATTGTTTTCGCGCTTTTTCCAAAAGCGATTTTACATAACTTGATATATATGGCTGTGTGCGTACCGAAGTACGCACAGTTGTTTAACCCGAGTGTCAGCTCGGCTGCCCAGCCTGATTTTTTTCAGGCGCGCCTTGAGGCGTTTCTTTTTTCTTATTTTCTTCCTTATTTTCATTTGGAGGTTGTTGCCCCTTAGCAATCCTTTCTCTATTTACTGCACTCATAGCTTCCTGGGCAATATCCCATTTATCTGTTCGTACATCGAATTCAGGTCTTACTCCTTTTTCTTTTGCCGTGTAGATAAGCGGTGATGTGTCTTTGATTGGTTCACCCGTTTCTACCATCTCTCTACATCTCTGTTCTATTGTCTTGCCCTCATAGGCTTCCATAACGTAGAATCCTACATTATGACTTTCTTTAATTACTCGTGGTTTTCCCATATTCGTCAGTTATTACATTAATGGAATCTGAGCTGCGCTCATTACTCTTCTCGCGGTTACTCCGCAACCAATCTGTACCCAGAAATCCCTGTTGGTCTCTGTGTTGGTTGCAAAGATATAGGTGTAGTCCTTTGGATTGATGTAAGTTGTTGCGTTGGTGATTGCTCCGTTTTCGTCCACATTGTAGATACGATTCAGTACCATATAGCTTTCCGACTCTCCTGCTGCGAAGTCTGCGTATGTCTTGTTAAAGTTTGTCATGTAGTCCAGCCACGCAGGTTGTTTTCCGATAGCTAGATTTGTTTTCGCTAATCCATGCATTTTATTTTCCATTAAGTCTTGATACCCAATACCGTCTAACTGCGGTTTGTGCAAATCATCCATCGTTTGTAGCCAGTTGTCCCAATCGTTACCTTGGGAATAATCCACAAGCGGTGTGATACTCGCAATACCCATGATATAGACAGGCTCGTTGATTTTAATTTTAATCTTTCCTCCTTTTTTCTGTCCGTTGTATCCGCGTCCTGCTAGGGTTCCTAATGGTTCTTCTATTCCGCTTGCCGAACTTGCCGAATTACTTACTACTGCCTCAAAGTCTATTATCGTTGACATACCGCCCTCGTATACTGGTGTCTCTGCTCTGAAATAATAGTCCGTAGTATATACCGTTTCGATCCAATCTTTGTAACTTCCTCCTGATACTGCGATACGGTTCAGCATGTTGTATACTTTTTGTGCAATGTTTAAGCTGTCTAGATTCAATTTTCCGTCTGTAATTGCCACGTCAGTTATCGCATTGATTCCGTTGTCTCCGTCGACCCATTCTTTATTTACCCAATTATTGAAAATGTCACTTTGTAGGGTTTTCAGGCATAGCCCACCCATTTCCATTTGAATTATAGGCATCTTAACATTTGGTTCAAGTGTTTCTTTGTTAGTTGTTCCTACTAGCACGTCCTTGATGAATGATGTACCTAGCCACTCTTCCGTGGAATTTGACTTGATTAATATTTCTTTTTTGCCTTGTTTTAGAATATATTCCCTTAGATTGTCGATTTCCTCTAATCTGTAGGAACTCGTGTAGGTCTTAACTGTTTCTCCATTACTTACCGTTTTCGACATTCCTACAATTTCGTAGAGGTCTTTTTTATTCAAATCTTCTCCATTGACTTTATATATTACATATGTTGCGGTAGTAAATTTTACTATTGCAACTGTTTTATCTGTTCCAATTTCAACTGTGTGGGTGTCCTTTAGCGGTATTTCAAATTCTATTTCTCTTCCATCGTTTGTTTTACACCATGCGTTCAACTTTCCTATTTTTTTATAGTCTTCCCATAATGGTACACTAACTTTTACTGTAAATGTTCTCCTTGGGTATACATCATTTATCCATCCTACATTCATACTCATCGCCTTGAGAACACTTCCGTTTAATGTTGTTACGGTTCCTCCTTTTACTATTTGGCTACCACCCATCAACATGAAGTAATCTTCTTGTTTGTTAGCATAGTAGTTCTTGAAAATGTCGTAATACGCGAGATACGGTACTGCGTTGACGTTGTCTATTTTGTCTCTGATAGGTTCATATTTCAATCCTAGATATTCTGCCAGACTTCCTTTTCCTGTCTTTTTTGATTTTTCTAGCATGCCCGAGTCACCTTCTAGTGTCTTGTAGCTATGTACAAATTTAGGCAATTTCACTTTTTTCATGTCCAGCCCGATATTCAGTGCATTGTTGTGCAATTGAGCCTGGTATAATCTCAACGGACATGTGAATACGTCCAGTTGCATTTTGAATTGTCCGAACAAAGGCCCTACAGTCGGATGTGTTAGTACCTTGGTATCTAGGTCGATGTCGAACGTATCCCCTGGCAATGCTAGTATCTTCATGAAAGGCACAAGTGTTCCTACTCCCATAGGCGACCTCCATGCATATGATAGGTTATGTGTACTGCGTCCATATTCTTTTAGAGATACGGACATTTTATTATTGTCACCCAGTGTATTTTTTCCGATATTTACTTTCATACTTCTTCTACTTTTTTCGGTTGATAATCTTTAAGAGCTGTAGCAATAGCAAGAGCAATTTTACAAATCTGTTCATAATCAAATAATTCTAGGTCATTTATGCATTCTTCCTTTGTTTTGAAGGTTCCACGTGAAACAATTGTATTTCCGATTACGGCGAACCATACATCTTCGTCATGTTCCTTTGTCTTCACGATTCTTGTGATTCCTTTGTAGATTTCATTGAAATCATTGTTGTTCTGTTCCATTTTCTAGATTCATTTTAAAGTTAGTACTGTCATTTTTTTGAGTTGCCTCATTTTCTTGTGATACAGATTGTGTGCTGTTTTGATTATTCTTTTGTATGTTCAGACTTATTACACATCCTCCCAGTGTTGCTGCCATAATCCATGCTACAATCATAATTCTTACTAATTTTCTTTCCTTGTCACTTTTAGCATTCTCCATGATTTTTTTCCCATTTCTATTAAATACTTTCCTAACTCTTTATAATTGCCGCAGGTGGTCGTTAGGGTTACCATCTGCCCAGTCTGTATGTTTACGAATTCGATTTCAAATATAGTAAATAATACTGCTTCTTCCATTTTTTTATGTATTTTGCTGATATTATCTTAAACACAGTATTCTTACCCATTTTCCATTTATTTTTTCTTCTACTTTCCCTACTATAAATTCTTTATCTACCATTTTATCACTTTTTGTTAAAACGACAATTCGGTAATATTCTAGTCCACTCATAACTTTTAAGGTTTTTGATTACATTACAAATATATGTATTCCTTTTTGAAATTGCAAGATTTTTTGTCTTTTTCCTATTATTATTATTTCATTTATTTTTATAGATAAAAACTTATTATAATGATAATAGCCTGTTGAAACTGTTCATAACTATGTTAGTTCATTCATTTATAGGCATTTATCTTGTTCATAACTTTGTTCATAACTTTTCATTTATTTATTTGTATTGTTCATAACTTTTCTCTGTATACATTTTCTTGACATTTCCAAATTTTCATCCCTTAAGTTATCAACAATTTATCAACAGGTTTTTCAACCGATTTTGATATGTTATCAACAGGTTATCAACATCCACAAGGCGAATACTTGGAGCCTTGCATATAGTTGGCCCAAGGCCGCCCGTGAGTGCTGTCACGGGCAGCGCGCTAGCCGCGCGTAGCCTTGTTGACAATCGGAGCCGTAGGCTCCCTACCTTCTGGCCTGGCGGGAACTTCAGGAACTTCGGGAACTTCGGGAACTTCGGGAACCCCTGCGCATCCGACGCCTGGCGATACGCATACGCTCTAGTCGTCTACGTTGCTTATCTTTTTCCCACTCGTCTGGCTTGTCTCCGAATACTTCTACACCTCGCCTTTGGTAGTATCTTGTCAGGTTGTCCCATTCTTCGAGGTCTTCCGTACTGCATTTTTCTCCTCCTATGTATCTGTATCCCCTTTCTTGCTTGATAATCCATAATTTTTCGCGCTCTTCTTCTGAGTATATTTTGTCGTGATAATACTTAGGCATTGGCAACTCTCTGCCGTCTTCTGCCTTGTATGTCTCGATAGTGCGTTCTCCCTGGTATCTGTTCCGTCTTGCATTTGTGCTGTTTTCGTAACCTCTACCTATACCCTGACTGCAGAACACTTTTCCGACAAATTCAGGACAGTTTTCGTTTATTTTTAGCATGTATTTTGTAATATAGTTGATGGTTTTTCCGTTGACATAGTCCCCTATATAGGTATATCCGTAACGCCACGCGTTCACGTCATCCTTACTGCACCATACTATACCGTGCATGTGTATTCTGTTGTAGTCCTCCCCTTTTTCAGTGATTACCCAATGTTTGACGGACTTTCCTGTTCTTTTCCGTATCAGTTCCAGCCAATGCCTTATTGCATAACGGCACATGTCATTTTCTTCTTCATTACTCGGTTTTAGTCCTGCATTCACGGCCTTTCGTACCTCTTCATACATATCTCTATTGAATGTTAGAGTTAGAAATAACGCCCCTTTGTGCTGTTTCAACTCTTCGGATAGTCGCACATACCATTCTCTTTTCTTTTGCTTTCGACATTCCATGCACTTCCCACATTTCGTTGGTACGTATTTCAGTCTTTCATCACTACATTTTGGCGGGTTATATCCGTTTTTCTTTGTCGGTAAATATTTCTTATTCAGTAAGTATTTGGTATACAGGCACATATCATATAACTGTTTAAGTTTTATTTTAATATTTCATACATAACAATGAGAGGTCGCAACCTTTTATCGATGTTGTTACCATCTTTAGTTGGTTCGACCTCTTATTGTTGTGTATGCTAGCCGCGCGGCGATTGCGCGCCACATAGTAGCGAATCCTGCATAGTGCGTCAGGGATTGCAGGCGAGTATGCCCCTTGGGGCATTTGTTTGAGCCGGAAAGCCCGGCCCGTAGGGAGACGCCCAAAATATTACCATCAAGCTGATTCCGTGCGTGTGCGATATACGTACGCGCGCGACTTACTTGATGTATCTTAACAGTACTTTTAAGAATTTTCCAAGTAGTCTTGCATATTCTCCTTCGCCTGTCATTTCGTCAAGCAATTTTGATGCTGCCTTGTCCTGCTCCAGCTCGAAATCTTCTCTTTCCCACTGTTTTTGCATCAAATCGAACTTCATCCCTGCCAGTGAGAACTCGTTAGCCTTGCCTGTTGCAATGGCATCTATGTCTTTCATCAGACGTTCCAGCACACCTTTGTCGAATAATGCCTGCTGTTCGTCTTTCTCCCACTGTATCATGTCTTTTCCGATAGGCCCGAAGTATTTCAGGATTACGGACTGTTGCCAATCCATCTTTGCACCTTTGGTATCGTAGTACACTCCACTCTTGATGATTTTGTTTACTCCATTCTGGAACTCAAGTAGTGCCTTGTTCTCTTTTAGTACATCTCCCTGCAGTGTAAGGTTATTTACTTCTTCCTGAACTTTCTTGACCTCTTTTACTGTTTTGATGTAGGTAACTTCCAGGTTTTTCTTCTCTTGTTTTGTTTTGCCTATTTCGCCAATCTTCTGTGCTAGGTCGATGCTACTGCCTATCAGATTTTCCATGTTCTGCGCTGTAGCTTCTGCTCTCGTCTTTTCAGCTTGAGCATTAGCCAGTTGAGTGTTAGCCATTACTTGCTGAGCCTGTAGCGCCATTTG